AAATACAACTAACTTGAGGTCTGGTATTGATTTAAGCTCTTCGACTAATTCTGTGGCCTGTGCGGTGATATTATCCTCTGTCAACAAGATCATCGGCTTTCCATGATCTGCAATCGTATAAACAAACACATCATACAAAGCATTGAACCTTGCCCCATGTGGGTCTAAAGAGTTTATTCTCCTGTGTATCTCTTCTTGGTTATCTTCTGAACTAAGAACGACTGAGTTACCCGACTGTAAAATATTTTTGCCTAAGAATGTTCCTCCCCCCTTTGCTAAGTTCAAGGCTAACTGCAAAGCTAGAAACGATTTACCAATACCACCAACGCTTGATAAAACTCCTGGTGCTTTGAGCGGAATAAAGCGATCCACTAACCATTCGATAGGAGGAGGACTACCGACAAGATTCTTTATAGCGTACCGCTTTATCCCTAAACCAAAATCTTCAATCTCTTCTTTAACTTTATCTAACCCTTGTTGTTGGTGTAGATCATTAAAGTCTCCAATGATTGAAGGTAATTTTACTACAGAGTTATGCACAGCTTTTACACATTCGTCTGCTTTCTGCTGGCCTACTCCATTTTTATCATTATCAAAGGCAATAATGAACTTAGCTTGTGTTCGCTCCCGCATCCTGTTCATTGCCTCTAAACCAAAAGTCGCTGAAAAAACAACAACTACTGGCAAACTTGTTGCTAAATGTACGCTAACTCCTGTAGCGACTCCTTCAACAACAACTATCTTTTCTAAAGTGTGTATCTGTTTCAGATCAAAACCAATGGGAAAGACATTTCCTTTCACTTCGCTGGCAGATACGAACTTTTTACCGCCTTTTTTGTCTATATACTGGAGACTTCTTAACTCACCTGTTATAGAATGCGCCACGGGAATTATCAGGCTACCGTTTAATTCCTTTAACCCATAATTATTAACTATATTTTTTGCACTTAAATAAGGATGCTCAACACAATCATTGCACTTTTTAAATCTCTCTCTAACCTCTTCTGCTACTTCATCTTGCCTCCGTTTCTTATGTTCTTCCCCTTGACGTATAGCTTCTTCGAGTTTGGTCTTTAGAACCTGTCTCTGAGTATCATTTAATTGGTTGGGGTCAACAGAAGACCACTTGCCTTGTAAGCCTGTTCTCCAGTTACCCCATACGCAGTTCTGATAATCGCCTGTCTCGTTAAAGACATACCAACCAGAACGCTCTCCATGTTTATCAGGGCGAACACCAGCTCCCGCTCTAACGGGTACTCTGACTAATTCGCCTGTGGTATTAATGTAATCAATGAACAGACCATCATCGGTCATTTCATTAATTAATGAATCTATGCTTTTCTTTTGTCCACGAAATTGAAAGTTCTCGTCAATGACGATTCCCTCTTCGCCTACATACTTTCTTAAATCAACCATTTTCTCGTAATTCTTTTACGAGAAGTCCTTTATCAGCTAACTCCGAACAATAATTTAGATACTCTGCTATTGCTTTACCAAATAATTTTATTCTTTGATCTCTCTCCCACTCGTGCATAACAAATGTGTTTTCTTTTTTTGCTATGTCTAAGTAAGTATCTTTTGTTAAGGTCAAGGCATACTTGATGCCTTCATAATTTAATTGTGCGACATACGGTAAAGGTTCTCCTCTTTCTAATCTTTCCTTTATCTTCTTGGTGTGTTCCATACAACAACTTCCGTAGTAACGATCCTCGTATCGTAATAACAGACCTCCGCTGGGTGACGTGCAATAACTGCACAACGAAGGCCTGTCATACTTTAGGGGTTCATTAGAACGGGACATCTTCGCCAGACGTTTCTTCTTTAGGTTTCTGCGCTACCTTCTCTGTAGTTTCTTTTTTTACCACAGGTTGAAACGTATTACCGAAGTCTTCCTTTATCTCCATGTAACCCTTTTCACCTTCAACAAGTTCTGCTGACAGAGACTTGCCTAAAAGTTGAACACTAGGATCAGTTAATGCTCCTGTTACTCCACAAGCTTTACCAATCTTTCTAAGTGTTTCCACACCTATACTAACTGCCTTGTCGCTTGAGTTATGTGCCATAGTACAGGCATAGTTCATGTTAATGGTTGTATCTTCTACTTCAAAAAATAACTTTAAAGCCTCCCAACCATTAGCACCTGTAATGATTTCATCACCACAGAATGTCATGTTATACCTACCTGGTGTTAGCTTACCTCCGCCTCCACCGCCTTCGCTTACGCTATCCACATCTAAGTCGTGGCCATACTTGGTTAAATCAACCATTGTTATCTCCTTAATTTTTGATGATTGCCTCTCTGATCGATTCCCAATCAAAAGGCATTTCTTCAGGTAAACCATATCTATTCTTAGCTAAGAACGCTGGTTTCGCCTGTGTGTAAATTACACGATCTCCCTGAACTGCTTTAGTGTTTGTCTGCCCGCCTTTTCCCTGTGTCTTAACTGTACCCAGTTTAAAGTTAGCAAAGAAACAACAATCACTATGCTCAAGTATTAAGTCTCCCGCTTTCCTGTGCAACTTCAGCTCGTGTCTGTCGTATGCCTCAATCTCAGGCGACTCAAATCTTTTTATTTGGTTATGTGCAATCTGAATAATTGTCATGCTCTTCTCATCTCTAAGACGATTGAGTATGTCTATGTATTCTCTCCATTGTTTAAGAGCTTCCACATAGCCACGACCATAACCAAATTCTTCAATAGATTTCTTGCCATGCTCTTGACAGACCTTCTCCCATATCAGAGGTTCAAGCCAATCTAAAGAGTCAACTGCTAAAGTCTTATACTCATGATCTTCATCTAATAAAGTTTTAAGATTAGCTATAAAAGTATCGTAGTCTTTAGCCACAGGAAAGTGATCACATTGAATCTTACCCATACCATCTTCTGTTAAAGCAAAGATAGGGGCATTCATACCAGATGCAAAGGATGTTTTACCAATCCCCGCACCTCCATATAAAACAAGCTTGGGTGGCTTGAGCTTAGTCTTTTTTCTTATATCAGCTAGACTCATCTTCCACCTCTACTACTTCTGC